GCAGCATTGTTCATGCTATTCACCCACTCAGGTTGACCGGAGTGCAACAACCTAATATTACTTAAAGCATCCGCAAGTTCACCGCAAGCCTGATAAAACGCCTGTCCGCTAATATCAATCATTTTATGACCTGATTGTTCAAGTCTTTGAGCAATTGACGCGGTTGCGTACTTGTCGTAGGCAATTTGAACAGGTCGGTATTTCATAGCCCAATCATTTATGGAACTAGCCATTTTAACTTCATCAATTGCTACTTCGGAACTAAATGTCTCCATTACTCCAATTGCAATTTTACCGTCAATAATCTGACCGGCGACTAAAGCCCCTGTTCTTTTACTTGGACTTACGTCAAACGCCATAACCGTCATAGCACCAACAGGCAATTGCAATTCACTTACTGAACATGCCTCAATGCTGCCAAAAGTCCAAGGGCTAACTTGCGAATCAATCCACATACAAAGTGTTTCAGTCAAAGTTGCTTCAATTGAGTTAGTTGCAATGCTTTCCTCAATTGCTTCCTCGGTTATTGTGTAACCTAGTGCAGGATTAGCCATTGCCCAATACTTTCGGTTCTTAATGTCTTGCCTTGCAGCCAATGGCGCTGAATACTCCCAAAATCCAAAAGTCTTACTTGGATAATCAAGCGCCCTTTCTCTAAGATCGTTCAAAACCGTACTAAAAGCATCACCGGCATTGGAAGTCATTAATGTTTGAGAATTAGGTCTTGCTCTTGTTACCGGAACAGCAGCCTTAAATGCTTCCTCACTTATTTCACGTACCTCATCAATATAAAGAAAGTCAGCAGTCTTACCACGTGCGCCGTCTCTAGTTGCGGCAACAATCTCATAACGTGCGCCGTTAAGTAATGTGATTGACTCTTGACCGTTTGCGTATCTGATCTGCCTTACTTGCACTTTTAGGAAATCATTATCCTCAATTGTGTTAGCAACCTGCCTAAATGTATCCAATGCCATGTTTCTGTTTGAGGACATAGCAATTATGTTCTTTTCACCAAAAAGGAACAGTCCTGCCAAGATACGCATACGAGCAAGGTGGGTTTTACCTACTTGCCTTGCACATAACAACAAATTGCTCTTTCTAACGAAATTCTTGTCATTATCAATACTTAATAAGTCAGTCAACACGTAATGCTGCCAAGGCAGTAAAGGCATCCCAATTTTTACTGCAAGATCAGCGACTTCATCAATACGGGACAAACCTTTGAGCGTGGGAGTCTGAATCCTTGGTTTTGTGCTGCCTAATAGGGGCTTTTTTGTTAGCCCTCGTTGCGCTGGTTTGCGCTTGGCTTTGATCGGTTTTTTATCGGGCGTCATGGCTTTTCAAACGGCGACCAAGGGCGTGTGACCTGCGTCTCAGGGAGAGATGAGTCTGGAAAGGCAGGGGGGGTAGAACGCCCTCTTAAAAAACGGTGTCCCTTACGGCTATTACATGACTTACACGCACTTGTTAAGTTCTCCATTGACCATAATTCACCGCCTACTTTACGACTGACTATGTGGTCAACTGTTGCATCACCACCGGCTATGTCCTTATGACAATAGGTACATGTCCAACCGTCACGAGCCAAGACTCTAAGCCTTAACTCTTTCCACTTCATTGTTCCTAATGCTTGTTTACTAATGCCAGTTCCTTCGTTCAAAGTGTGACCACGCAGCGCAAGCATTGATGTAACCATATTCATCCAACTTATATCTGTGCTTAATATATTTAAGCCCGTAATCTACTTGTCTATATGGGTCAAGCCCTTTCATTAAAGGGTTCTTTAACTGAGGAATACCATAATGACTACCATTAACAGCATTAGGATTCCATGCACTTTCTTTACCATATAACTTAGATAGGCATGAGTATTGTTTACTAGAGGCTATCTTTTGTGCAGCATAAGCCTTTACTGATATTTGATAAACAACAGTATCATCAATGGTATCAATCTTTTTATCAGACACCTTAATGCTAATTAAGCATAAGGCTGCCCCAAATGCTATTAGCAGCGAACTCACGAGCCATCCCCTTACGGGGCTCGTGTTAGCGCCTTTAGGCGCTTCACTTGCTAGTAGCGTACTCGCCTTGTCAAATCGCTTATGCACAGTTAATCCTTTCGTCTCACTATGTGAGATGTGATCTATGCCACATATAGGTACACATTATTTTAAGGTCATCAGTTTCACCCCATGTTTGATCATATCCGGTTTCAACCATAACCCTCACTCCACTCATGACTACACTCATTACATAAATGTATGTAATAAGTTGCACCGCTTTGATATTGCTCGGTAGTAGTGTTATATCCTAAACACTCAGGACATTGATCTTTTCGCATACCGAACAAGTTAAACCTTCCATCATCCACGCCCCACATTTATTGCAGCGCACCGGTTCAACCATTTAACACCTTCATAAACTCTTTCATTGGTAGCAACACCACATATTCGTCAACTTTTTCGCCCTGCCCATTGCAGCGCAATACTACAAACCCAAGTTTATCTGATTTCCTAGCATTTAACTGTTTAATCCATGCTAAAGGTGAGAATTTAGTTACTGCCTTAACCTCTATGTCATAGGGTGTACCTATAATGTCGCTGCCTTGCCTACCTGCACCGGCAGACTCAGCATACTGAAACCAAGTTTTTAGGTAATCTGCAACAACCTTTTGAGTACGGTAACCCCTATGTTTCCTGTGTTGACTCATCAAATCCAAATAACTCTAACGGAACTCTCCAACCATTAATTGATTCATCAAAGAGTTCGTTAATGGCATAAAGGTCAGGTTCTAAATGACCGAACACAAAGACTTGAGAAAATGTCTCATCATCAAGGCATTTGGTTGCAATCAATACCTTATCCAAATCCTTTTGCCAAAATGGTATTGCATTACTTGTCCTAACTGATCGGACTTCACCCCTTACCCCAATATCAGGTAAATGCTTTCTTAAAGGGTATGACTCATTGGGATACCAAGGAACAGTCCATGTTAAATTATACAATTTGGCTGCTGCATATTCACAAACGTTTGCTCTTATGTTTGCCAAAACCTCATGCTCTAACTTGCCATTGGCTTTACCTTCAGCGTAATTAGGTCGGTCAATGGAATCCCATTTCATTAACCAGCGTTCAATGGCAAGTTGAGTGCAAACCCTAACCTCGTCTTTACTCAGGTTTACGATCATTTAATCCATAATCTATGTGATTTATAGAGTGACAAGCAACGCAGGTTTTAATTCCGTTTATATTCACCATGCGTGGGTCATTGCAAACTTCGCAACATTGAGAAAGAGAGACAATGTCAGGGACAACACCCTCATCCGTAAAGGTTAGTTTAAGCCCGTCAGGATAGATAATTTCCATGTCACCCATTGTTATCATCCTTAAAGAACCAGCGACCATTGGCTGACAAAGATGCCCATTGCGCCTTGCATTGTTGGTCTTTTGGTTTCCCACAGCCACACACATAACCATAATATGGCTTTCCGCCCTTGCTTATTCCCTGCATTAACTTTTGTTTACCACTTTCGCATGGCATGGGCTCAGGTGTGTTTGCCGGTAAAGCATCCACTACATCACCAACAGACCAAGCAACAGGTTCAGGCTGTTTTTTATCTGCATCAAAACTAGACCTCAAAGCATCTTCAACGGCTGCTGATCTTGACCCTGCTGCGCTGTAAACCCTTGAGTCTAACTTCTCTTTAAATGACAATTTTGAAGATTGCACAACCTTTTCCATTTCAGCCCTGTTTGCTCTTGGCGCTTTTTCCCCTTCTCTCGTAGTGCTAAATTGGGGTTTACCTGTGTTGGTTATGGCTCTTGCATAGGCTGACGTTTCGGCTTTTTCAATAGCAAATTGAGTTTTCATATTCTCAGCCGCTAATCCCATAACCCACGCATGTGGGTCAACTTCGGTACGCCATAAAACTACCTTAACAACAACCCATGTATCACCATTAGAGTCCTTACAAAATTCATGATTTACCTCGTAACGAAAATCAGGGTTATCTTTTGCAAACAACTCAATACGTTGTTCGGCTGTCATGTAATTACTAAGATCAAAAGCCATCACTCACCCCCAAAATCTTCCTCATATTGATCTAGGATTTCATTATAAATTGCCGCGTAACCAATGACGTCTTTAATACTGTCTTTATGATTTGGGGTTTCTGTGAGCCTTGAGACTTTGACCAAGAGCATACACATTGAGGCTTGCATTGGCGATATGTAATCTCCAAGGTAAGCAGTCCACAGTTCTGAGATTCGCTCATGATTTGTTCTACTGCTTCCATAAATTTTACCTCTGTCATGAAGGGTTGCCTGTACTTCCTCTAGTAGGTTATTTCTGTTTTTCATAATCAAATACCTCATCAATGGAGTATTGGCGTTTAACTTGTTTAGCAGTTGAATAACCATTTACCCAACCCCGTTGTTTACCGATCTTAAATCCTGTATTCCAACCGGTGTAATAGGCTGTATAAGATGCAGCCAAGGACAGTAAAAAAATGCTAATTGCTGTATAAACTGTCATGATCTATCCCAACTGCCAGCAAAATCAGTAGTGAAGATAGCCTGATCAAATTTGAGGTCATAATTTATATGGAAATCAAATTCAATTTGTTGTAAGTATTTTGTTGCAAGTAGCAACTCAGCCTGATTGGTCACCCAATAAATGAATCGGTGTTCGTAATTAGGTGCAACCGCAAACCTAGCGTTTTGCACTTCCCAATCCTGATCTTTGAATTGCATTTGTTGTTCCGTTAACAATTCAAAATCGTCAAGAGTTAAGTTCATAAAATCCTTTCCGTTAAACCAAGTCCGTTAACTTGGATAAGAGAAGGATGACATAGAGAACCGACACCCACAATGTAAGCGCCGGCGTGTTTCATA